TTTTCAAAAGGTGAAATGTATCTAGCATTTCTACAAGTATCATAAACTTGCTTTTGCATCATAAAATAATTTGCAACAAAAGCTGCTAGATCTTTTGATATTGCTTGACGAATAACTGTATATTTATTTTTTTTAAACGACATCTTTAGCCATTTCTTTTGGTATAGCTTGAATATTCCAATGTATAAACCTAAACGGTTCAATACCAAAATCTACTGAAAATTCATGTTCTAAATAACCTGGAAATATAATTAATGTTCCAGGTTGAGGTCTAAAGTGAATTAATTCATTGCCATTAAGAATTTCTTTTATATTAGTTTTCATTTTTAGTTTTGTGGATCTAGCCCCTGTTCTAGGCTCATGAAATATTGGCATTGACGTTTTTTCATTTGCTTTCAAAAAATAAAAACCTGATACGTGTTGATTCCAATGTATATGCGCACTATGGTGACCACCACCTTTTTTTGCAAATTCTTGTACCCACATCTCACTAAATAGTGTTGTGTACTGTTGCATATCAAAACCTTGATGATCTAAATATTCCCAAGACTTTTGACCAATATAATCTCTAAAATCTCTAAAATTATTATCAGCTATCATAGATGTTGAATGATAACTTCTTCCAAAGTCACCAAACTTTTTTATATGTTCTTTAGCTTCTGGAGTATTTTTAGCAGCTTTAATATATTTATTAGATGCTTTAGTCAAAGATTTTATAAACTCTGGTTTTTGCTCTGACCAAATAGTTGTGTTGAAGTAATTATTTATATCCATTTTTATTTTTCATAATAATTTAAATTAATAATATATCTAATAGGAACTTTAATAGAAGTAATAGCTTTGTGTAAAATATTATTATCAAATATTAAAATTTTATTTTCTACAGCTTTAATAAATTTAATTTTATTATTAATTTTTATTTCTGTTCCTCCATCACAAGTATTTAAATAAAGTATAGCTGTCTTACTTTTTGAATTATCATAATCCGTATGGAAATCACTTTTTTCAAATAATTTACTTATAAACATATTACATCTAACTTGTATGGGTGCCATACAATTTAATTTTTCTAAAACAGGTTTAATACTATTTGTAAAAAATTGTGAAGTTGTTTCCATATTATTATAAAAACAATGGGTAAAGTAAATTCCATTGTTAGAATTAAAATCTAGCTCTTTTCTTTTATACCAAGGAAACCCTGGATCAAAAACAATTGATTGTATTGTAGACAACTGTTCTTTATCTAAAAAATTATTTATTGTTTTACAACTCATCTAAATGGTTTTCCTAAATGCCAAACAACAAGACTATATCTTGTGCCTGATGTTACAGGTTTAACTCTATGCCATACAAAAGAGGGAAAAACAATAATAGATCCTTTAGGTAAAATTTCTTTTGCTTGTTTTAAATGTTTAGCTTCATCTCTCATATGTGGATCATAGTTTCTATAGTCAAATTCTAGTTCACCACCTTTGTATTCTGAACCATCTGTTAACTGACAAGTCATAGATAGTTTTCTAATTCTGCCGTGTTCTGGATGATTAGGATCTTTTCTCTCATATGTTTTATCCCAACTATCACAGTGCCAATCATAGTATTGATTGTGTTTGTATTTTGTAAACTGACAAGATTCCGATCTTTCCCAATCAAAATTCCAACCAGCGTTTTTATTAGCTATACGCACATACGGATGTAATTCTTTATAGATCCAGGTATCATTCAACCATACTAAATCAGAGTTTCGTTTTCTTTTTAAATCTTTTATTTCTTCTTTTTTTAATTTTTTATCACCATAGCCCCCTGTTCTAGCCATTACTTCTTCTTGTGAATTTGCATAAGCTATTACATCATCACAAAACTTTGGTGTGAGTGCTGCAGGAAAATGCCAGTAGTAATTAGATATATTCATATTAATTAAATAAAATTATACGTAGTCATACATTATAGTTTGTACAAAATTTAAACTATCCTTTTGATTATTGGTTATGTAATACATATTAGTTGATGGAAACATAATAAACATATTATTTTTAAGTTCCATGTCCCAACTTCTTCCCTTACGTCTATTGTCTTCATAGTGTATTCGAACATTACAATCTTTAACTTTAACGCCGTAAAGCATAGTAAAGTCAGGAGAGTTACGTAGATCTACTGGATCTATGTTTAATAAAGGAATTGTTGTCTCATTGGGTTTATATATATTTCCCCAAGTTGATTTGTTAAGTAAATTGATACTGTGTTTAAGATTAATAAACTCTTTTATATAAGTATTTAACTTATCATAAGTTCTTGAAAACTGTAATTCTTTGTTAGTTAAATTAGATTGTAAAATATGATGAGCTAGTTCATTTTGATCTATCTCCCAATGTTTAGGCATTGAAACATCTCCAAAATAAATTGACTGTTCGGTTAATACTTTCTTCTGCATACCTATAAGGTATTTAATTTAATTTACTAAAAATGTCAATATGTTGAAAAAAATTAATTAGACTTTAAAATTTTCTATGTCCCAAGACTGCCCTGATTCGTTCCAATTATATACCCACATATGTGTCGCCGCTTCGTTTTGAGACTGTTGCTCTGATGTCAATGCAGGTGCATCACCTATTGGAGACTGCCATCTTGCTTCTGCCACATTTAAAACCCAACTTGCATGAACTTTTGAACCAATAAAAATATCATTATTTTGATCATACGTCATACCTACACCTGCGTAATTACCTCTAAAAGGTGTTCCGCCTTCTTTATGTTGTCCCTTAGATGTATTGTATGAAGTTTGAATCCATAAATTTGCAGGCCAATTATTATGTTTTTCTAAATATTGTTGTCCTATTGTTTCTTCTTCAACGCCATCAGCGTTCTGCATGTCAACATTGTTTAAAGTTAAAACTGTAAGTACTTCATTATTTTCTGATATTTTTGCAAAATGTGCCATAATTTATCCTATTGAATTTTGTATCTTATTATTACTATCCCTGATCCGCCATTTCCATATCCTGATGCACCACCACCAGTATTAGCTGTACCATTTCTAGCAGGATCTGCTTTATCCGGACCTGCACTAGATCCTCCACCTATTCCTCCTGTACCCCAACTACTACCAGAATAAAGTCCACCGCCAGCGCCACCAGCATAATATCTAGAAGGTCCGGGTCCTGCTTCACCTGTTGCTGGGTTAATTAAAGTTCCTGCTCCTGCACCACCAGGTCCAGCAGTAGAAGTATTACCAGCTGAACCAGCTGCTGTGGCACCTCCGCCACCTCCTGCACCTAAATGAGGAAATTGGCCTCCTCCGGATCCAGGTCCACCTGGATTACCTTGAGGTGGAGTTGTAGGAGGAGTGTTACCTGCTCCATAAGTTTGCTCTGAACCACCTGCTTCACCACCACCTGAACCACCAGCGGCACCAATAGCTTGCGGTTGTGGTACTGTTGCACAACCACCGTGACCACCGCCTGCACTTGTTATACTTGAAAAAATTGAATTTGCACCATTTGTTACACTAGGATAACAACCGCAAGCACCATTTCCACCTGCACCTACTGTAATTGGATAACCAGTAGCTGTTACTGTAATTCTATTTCCTGGAGTTGCATATCCATCTAAAGGACTAGCTGTGTAAGGAGTTGAGGGACTTTTAGTTTCTCTAAATCCGCCTCCGCCTCCACCACCTGCAAGGTTTCCAGCAGCTCCACCACCTCCTGCAACAACAAGATAAGAAACTAGATTATCAGCTGCACATTTTGCCGCTACACAAACTGTAAATGTCCCTGGACTTGTAAATGTATGAATTCTATCATTACCTGATGTTGTAATTGTTCCACCAGTAGCTGTAATAAAAGGACTTACTGATCCTCCAGCGCCGAATCCTAAGACTTGATAACCAAAAGATTTTGTTCGTAAATGATTTTTTTTACTTAAATTTTTACTTGAAGTAAGTAAATTATCTATATCCTTCATATCTAAATTCCTTATGCGTCGTTAGCCGCATCTGTAGTGAAGAATAATTTAATACCTAATACTCTTGCATCAGCACTAAAAGTATCTCCGCCTGCATTTGCATCTCTAAATAATTGAAAGTAAGTTAATTGATCTACTGCAGGTGATCCTGCGATTGTAACTGCTGAACTTTCAGCGGAAACTTGTTGATCTTCGACTGTTCCTATACCAGCATCTGTAATATTTATTGCTGTTCCGTAAGCAATGTCAATAGTATCACTATCTCCACATGATACACCTTGTAATCCAAAAATACAGTCTCCTGTATTAGTAGAAGCTGGTGTCCAGTAAACTTGATAAGTTACTGTGCCTTCGTTCCATGATTTAGGAAAAGCCACTGAAAATTGTGCAAACTCATCTGTACTTGCATCAAAATCTAATACTTTCATATCAGGTCTTGTTGCTGTTGTTTCAACTTGTTCTGCTGCTGCTGGGTTAGTTGTAGCTCCATACATAGCTGAAGCTGGAACCCACATAGTTTCTTTACCTGCAATGTTTACTGCAGCTGCACCTGATTTAAGAACACCTGTTCCTTTAGGGTTTAAATTTATATCAACATTAGTTTCACCTGTTGCTGAAAGAATAGGACCATTTCCAGTCGCAGCGTTTGCTAATGTAATTTCATTAACAGCTGAACTTGTTGCTGTTAAAAGTAATAATTCGTTTCCGCTAGTATCTAAAATTGAAGTTCCAATTTTAGGCGCTGTTAAAGTTTTGTTTGTTAAAGTTTGAGTACCTGTAAGTGTTACATCACCAGCTGGTAAAGTATAAATGTCTGGATTAGTTCCATCATTTCCAGTAGCAAATACAACAGCATCGCCTTTGTTAGTTGCTGAAAAAGTAAAAGAGTCTCCTGAACCAGTTATATATTTAAACTGTACTGTGTAAGCACCTGATGTTGAATTTCTTAAATAATAAAAAGTTTGAACATCAATTGGTATTCTTACAACTTGGTTTCCTGTAATTGAACCTGTAAACTCAATCATTCTGTGAGATAAAGTTGCTCCAGTTGATCCATCTGATACAGATAAATCAGTATTTTGTGCACCTCCTGCTATTGATTGAGCAGTAAATCCTCCAACAATTTGTTCAAAAATTTGTAAGTTTGTATTAGTTTTAGTTCCCCACGTTCCAGCGTTTTCGCCAGTTGCTTGAAGTTCTACTCCGAGTGGTGTGTATGTTGATG